GTAGGAACTACTGGTGGTACTACAGGTACGTTAACATCTACCACGTGGTCCGGATCGGCGGCGACATCGGGGTCGGCGGCGGTATTAACAACTGCAAGAGATATTGGAGGTGTTTCGTTTGATGGATCGGATGATATAACCTTACCCGGGGTAGATGCAGTGGGTAACCAAGATACAACTGGAAACGCTGCGACTGCGACTCAATTAGCAGCTGCAGTAAACATTGGAGGTGTTGCTTTTGATGGATCTGCAGCTATAAGTTTACCAGGGGTAAATGCAGTGGGTAACCAAGATACAACTGGAAACGCTGCGACTGCGACTCAATTAGCAGCTGCAGTAAACATTGGAGGACAATCGTTTGATGGATCTGCAGCTATTCAATTACCTGGGGTAGACATAGCTGGTACCGTAAATACAAGTGGTAATGCTGCGACTGCGACTAAATTAGCAGCTGCAGTAAACATCGGAGGTGTTCCGTTTGACGGATCGACAGCTATTATACCATCTTCAATAGCAAACGCATCAGATACAACAACAAGTACAGATCAAAACATTGCTTTTCTAATTGGTAATAATGTTAAAACAACTACAGGTTTAACGATTAACCCAAGTACATCTGAACTTAAAGCGACTCAATTTACCGCGGGTACAGGTGGATTTGTAGATTCTACTTTTACAAATAAAGGTGTTATATATTACGATTCAACTTCCGGAAAATTAGTAAGTACAGCTTTAGGTACAGTTGGACAAGTTATTAAAGCGGATACAAATGGTGTTCCAGTGTGGGGTACAGATAGCGGTGGTGTTGGAGGGTCAGGTTACTGGACACAGCCAAGTGGTAGTACGCTTATACATTACAATACTGGTAATGTTGGTATAAATACTAGTACACCTCAGTATAAGTTGGATGTTAACGGTGATATACGCACTACATCAGAAGGTGGTTTTAGAGGAAACGGAGGTAATATAACTGGTATTAATATTACAAGCGAAACGAGTCAAACGATTATAAATTTTGGTCAACAGTCAAGTCTTAAAGTATCTGCAAACGGGGACCCGGAATAATTTTCATTTTTTAATTCGTTTCTTATATTAGTAAAATGTCTACACAGGAATTAGTTAAACAACTTAATCCAGAACATTATGATAATTTAACAGTTGCAAACGCTATTGGTAAAAATAAATTTGGTAGATCTTCGTGTCAAAATAATAAGGGTACAGTTTTTGCTATAGGTTCAGAGGATAATGTTGTAGTTTATACAAGTAATATATTCTCAACTAAATACGCAACTTCTATTTCAAATCCCGGAAACTCAGGTAGTTTATTTGGCTATAAAATTGCTATGGATTCAACAGGGGATACTATTATAGTTGGTGCACCGGGTGATACTAGGGCTTATGTATTTGATGCACAAAATAAAGCTAGAACGTCGTGGACTCAACGTTCATCCGGATGGAATAGTAATAGTTATTTAGGAACTTCTGATTCTGGTACCATACATTACGGTTCAGATGTAGACGTGGCGTGCGATGATGATTCGTTATTTGTTATTGGTAGACCCGGTGATCACAAAATCGAGTTATGGTCTTGGCCAAATGGGTCTTCGGCAACACTTTTAAAAACTATAACAGTTTCAGACAACTTCGGGTTTTCGTGTAAACTTTCGGCAGATGGTCAAGTTGTTATAGCCGGTGGACCGGGTAATTATTACCCGTCGGGTACCACTAGTGGGTATGGTAATGGTATAGCACGCGTATACGCAAAAGATCCTTCAAACGCAAGTACATGGACACAAAGAACACTTCCATTCTCTGTTAGTAATTGTCCTGCTTACGTAGAATATACTCAAGATACAAATACAACTATAAAAAGTGTTACTAATACTTCTCTTGAATCTGGTGGTACTAAAACAGTTCTTAATCCAGCTTTTGGGTATAGTGTAGCTATAAATAAAGACGGTACTTTTATAGCAGTTTCTGCACCTAATAGAAGATGTTTTTTTGCAGCCGAGTGGATAAATAATACATCTTATAACTGGTTAACAGGTAGAGCAATTACAGGTGAAAAAGATTCATTTGGTAGTTATTTATTTATGCAACACGACGGAACGCGTATAGTTACAGGGAACACGCATATAGAACAGGGACATTACCTGCAGGCTAATGGTACTTGGGATTATACAAATCACGAAACCACGAGTTATTGTATATTAGATTGGAACGGTCTTTACTTTACAAATTATAGCGAATCATTTAATCAATACTCGGTGGGTGGATTACCTACATCTGTATCAAAAAGTGGTGAATTTGTTTTATTTTCTACAAAACTTTCGAAAAGTGATTATCAATTAGGGGCTAACGAGACTCGAACAACAGGTATTAATAATAGCTCGTATTTTGGTTCAACAATTTTTTCGTTTACAAGATTCGCACCTACAATAAAAATTTTAGGAACAACGACGGTAGGTGGTGATTTAAAAGCGCGTTTTTTGAGTGTAGGTGGTGATAAAACATACATAGATAATGATTCAACAATTCCCGGTTATATAAATTTTGAAAATAATCGAGATGAACACAGTATTTTTAAGACACAAATCATAAACACATCACAATATACTGGTGATGATAATTTATCCGAACTCCTGTTGTTTAAATCCGGACACGTTCGAGGACTTAATTCAAAGGGTCCTGATAGAATACGTGTTAAATCACCAAGTGTTATTTTAGAAGGTCTAACATTTGAAAATTATGACACCGTTCAATACGTAGATGAAACTGGAAGGGAAGCTGAAGCGTATTCTAGACTTCTTAAAGAAGCTTCTGCGGTTTATTCTCGATTAACTTTAACGGGTATAGGAAATATAGGTATAGGTGTACCCGAATATGCAGATCATATCATAAAGGAAAATTTTAATTTAGGTGAAGGGTGGTCGACCCCAGAATCTGTTTATTATAATAAACAAAATGCAAACGCAAATGCACAAGCACCACCTCTCATAAACCATAGACTGGTTATAGATGGTACACAGAGTATACAAAACGGTAAACTTTACATAAACGATCCAATATCTTCAAATGTAATTACGGATGGTTTATCGTCTTGTTATAATACCATGACGAAAGATTGTATTCAAGATACAAATACTACAAATGTACCTTACGTAATATGTGATATTAAGAAGCGTAACCCTATAATTAATGAGAATGATGGTCACTTAACAAACGGTCCATTCGAAGACCGTATGAGATTATACAATACGGTTACGTACGATGATGTAAATAAAGGATTATATTTTGGAACAAGTACATCGTATGCACAGGGATTTATTCATGAAGCACGAGATACCATTACAGGGACTGTTACGAACTCTTTAGATGCTGTGTATACAGTCTCGTACTGGTTTATGTTAAAAGATTATGCACAAAGTACATTTGGGTCGAGTGGGAAATTGGTATTCACTGCTTATAGAGATACTGCGTTTGGATACGGTCATAAAATTACAAGTTCGGGATTCAAAATCCAATATTCACCAGATAACTCACCCGCTGTTGATATAGCCGTACAATCTGACTATACTGTAAATTATACGTTTAATCAAAATGTATGGTACCATGTATGTGTTAAAGTAGATAATACAACTGGAAATGGCGTCACACAGGGTTCAGCAACTACACAATTGTGGATAAACGGTGTATCACAATCTTTAACCGCAAACGAGACAGTTAGAGATATGGAAGGAAGTTTCCCAAGATTTTTTTATTTTGGGATAGTTAATCAAGCAGTTGGATCTGGTTATGGAAGCATGACAGGTAATCATACTTTAGGTGGTGATGGTATGTATGGTCACCTTATTGGTAATGTTAAAATTTATATCGCACAAGATGGTACGGGTATTTTTGAAAGGGCATCTATACCAGATTATAACAGTGCTGCCGATTTATACAACGAAGGACCACCCAATGAAGGAATGTCATTATTAGGTGGTATGAATATATCAGGTGGTTTACGTGCAAATGGTTCCACCGGGACGAGTGGACAAGTACTTACATCGAGTGGTGGGGGTGCAATGTCTTGGTCAACTGTAAGTGGTTCAAGTCCTTGGGCAACGTCGGGATCGGACATTTATAGGAGTGGTGGTAATGTTGGTATTGGAACTACAAACCCAGCGTACCCATTAGATGTTAACGGTACAGTAAATGCAACTTCATTCAGAGGTGATGGTGCGAATTTGACAAATGTTACAGCAGGAAGTATAACAGCCGAAGCGTCAAGTACTATATCTATTTCAACTATTAATGTATTAGCTGCGGACTGGAAAAGAGTATAAATATATACATGTAATATAAGAATGTCGTGGCGGCTTTCACAATCTAATAATTATAGTAGTACAAATGTATTTTCCCAACCATATATTAGTGATTTAAGGTATTCAAGTAATGTTTCAAATTATTGGGTAACTACTTCTTCTATGTTATCACGTGGTGAAAAAGATGTTATTCAACGAACATTTATAGGCGAACCATTAAAAAATGTGTGTAACGTCTATATTCATAATGAAACAACAAAAGACTGGTATCACGAATATACATTAACTGGAAATTCATCATTATCAGGACCGGAAGAATATCCTCCGGGTCGAATAACAACAAGTGGACAAACTCAAGATAATATTACTTATAACGTGTCTGTAGGGACATCCTACAGTTTGTTAGTGCCCGGTGATGAATTAAAACCTTTTAGTAAAAATTTAGATACCACTAATGTGTTCGTAACTGCTCCTTATTACGATATCGTATCTGGTTCATATTCTGGTAGTACAACTCTAAGTGGTAATAGCGGTGATTACATTAAATTAGAAGCAGCGGATTCAAGTGGGAATGGAATTGAAATAGACCGTTTCCATCTTTATTTTAGTAATAGTTATACTTTAGCAGAAGATTTTGTTTTATTGGGAAGTAATGATGATACAAATTGGACAAATATACACACTGCCGTATCTAATTGGAGTTATATTGCTCCAACGCCTGCCGTTGACATCGGATTAACTTATGGTTCATACGGATATTCATTTACAAAATCTACATGGAGATACTTAGCATTTGTTTTTAAACAAAAACGAGCAGATACCGGTCTTTCTTTTGTAGCAGTATCCCAAATTGAATTTTATAATACAAAACCTAGTGAAGATTTTGGTAGATCCGTCGCTGGAACAGATAATGCTGATATTGTAGCTGTAGGTGCACCGAGAACGTGGTTCGGGTCTTCGGATAATATATCGGGTTCAGTTTATGTTTTTAAAAAAGATAGTACAGGTAATGGATGGACACAAAGAGGCTCTACATTATCCCAAACAGGAGGTTTTGGACATTCTGTCGCATTATCAAAATATGATGGTAATATATTAGTTTGCGGGGCACCTTTCTATAATACAGTAACCCCTCCTAGTAGCGCTTTGTCGGTGATGGCATATCCATATACATTTTATGAGCCAGTTTCAGAAGGTAAAGTTTATATATACAAATGGAATGGTACGAATTATATTCTAGTTCAAACTTTAAATTCACCATCGGGAACTTTATCAAATAGTGTCGTACCAGATTCATGGAAAAGTTTTTATTTTGGTTACTCTTTAGACATAACAGATATAGGTGATAAGATAATTATAGGTGAGCCAGCGATAAGAAGTCTTTGGGATAATGAAATACAGGGTAGAACTACACGAACGGGAAATTATAGAATATATCCAGATGAATTTCCATATACGGGAAACGCACATGTTTACGATAATGTTTCTGTTTTATCTAGTGGTACGACATGGACCAGTAACGTTTCTATAACATCTATTACAGGTTCAACATTGTTCTCCACAGGTGATAGTACTAGTGGCAATTTTGAAGATGCGTTAGGTACTTCGGTAAGTATTAATAGACAGGGTACACGTATGTTTGCAGGTGCACCGGGAAATCACGGTAAAGTATATACAATTGGACGGGACGAGTATGATACGGTATGGGAACAAATGGGTGAAAAATCTAAAGATATAAATTCAGAAATTGATAATTCGTTACTTGGTTTTTCTATAAGTTGTGATGGTTCAGGTAGACGTTTAATTTCTGGATCACCGTTTAAATATGGTATAGGTAAAGGTATAGTTAGTATATATGATTGGAACGGTGATCAATGGGTATCTTTTCCAGGTGAAACAGTTGATATTACATCAAATTTAGTATCAAATACATTCGGAAATTTACGTTTTGGTGAATCTGTTTCTATTGATGGTGAAGGTGAAGTAATATCTATAGGAAAATCTTCTAATGAAGCATCAACTCTGTTTGCAGACTACGGTTTCACCCCCGCGAGCTTTGGCACATTTTATCCATCTAGACCACAAACATTTAATGTAAGTGATATAACTTATATAGGTGGTGCATCTACATCAAGTACTGAATCAAACATTTATACAGGTGCGTCAAATATTTGGGTATACAGCATTCAGCAATCTATGGTAATTAAAGGTAATGTAACGATAGGGGGTTATGTTGAGGCGACTGGTATATCAGTTGGTACAAATGATAATTCAACTTCGTCAAAAAGTTTATTTTTCGGTGGTACAAATTTAGATAATGCGTATAAATACACAGTTATAGAAAATAGAGTAGTTACACCGTCTACCTACCCTCCAGGTTCTGAACTATTATTATTTAAAGGTAAAGATGCGTATCCATTTGAAGATAGAATTCGTTTGAAAAGTGAACAAATATGTTTTGATCTTACATCTTCTAATGATGATAGATCCATCGAGGATATACGTATCGTTTTCGAAAAAAATAGCACTGGGTCTTTGAAATGCGGTATAAATAAAAATACACTGGATGATGTCACATTAGATGTTAACGGTATAGTAAAAGCAACTTCATTCGAAGGTTATGGTAAAAATATAACTGGAGTAGACTTAGATTTTGTTGTAAAAAATATATCAGAAAAAACTTCATCACGTGGATCAACTGCAAGTAATATAGTACTAATGAATGAAACGTTTCAATCTACACAAACATTTCCTTCAACTGCTTTAACATCTAATACAAGTCTTAACGGATTTACGTGTACAGCATCATTTAACCCTGAAGCTGCATATAAACTATTTGATAATAGTTTATATGGTTTATTTACATTTGGTGAGGATTCGGAATATACAAATGGTCAATACACTGGTTCAGTTGAAAAGGTACCGTTTTATAAAGGTCATTGGGTTGAAATTACTACAGATACCCCGATATATTTAGAAACACTGGAAATATATCCTTTTTTATATGAAAAAACAGCCTTACCACGAATATTATGGGCGTTTGGTAGTAACGATGGTATATCTTATACGAAAATAAGCACGGCTAATAAATCTTTTAATTGGGGTATAGACGATCAATTCAACACCGTGATATCAAAAACTATAAACGAATATACAGACATACCTTACACGCGACATTTATTTATTCTAAATAAAGTGTCACAACCAACGTATGCACCAAGACACTCGAAATGGCAAATAACTGCTAAGAATAGCTCATTTACTGAAACTATAAAACTTAATAATATTACGGGTGATATAAACTTTGCGGGTGGGTTAAGTGCAAATGGTGCCACGGGTACGAGTGGACAGGTACTCACATCGAGTGGTGGTGGTGCAATGTCTTGGACAACACCAAGTGGTTCGAGTCCCTGGACAACGTCGGGTTCAAATATTTATAGAAGCTCGGGTCAAGTAAATATAGGTGGAAGTACATTCACGCGAGCCAAATTAGAAGTTAATGGGGTGTATGGCAGTTATCTAAGTTTTACGCAATACACGCGCTATCAACACGGTGCAAATTTAAATGGAGTTTACACTTATTCCATATATGCAAATCAAAGAGTTGCCGCTTCTGAATTTAATGCACATTCAGATCGTCGAATAAAAAAGAATATAACCGATATAAATGATAGTTCTGCACTCGATAAAATTCGTCTTCTCGAACCCAAAATATACAATTATATCGACGAAAAAGGTAGAGGGACAAGTAATGTATACGGTTTTATCGCCCAAGAAGTCGCAAACGTTTTACCGTACGCGGTTACAATAAATGAAGGAGATATACCAAATATATTAAGAAACTCAAATGTAAGTGTCATCGATAATAATACAATTGAATTGACTTTAGAATCATCTGTAGAAGAATTAAGTTTATCAAATACATCTGTTATAAACATTATTACAGATGAGGATAAAGATTTAAAGTGTAATGTACTTTCGTTTTCGGAAAGTAATGTTATAACAATAGAAAATACAGGTGATTTTAGTAATGTCACGAACGCTTTTATAAAGGGTGAACAAATAAGTGATTTTCATCATTTAAATAAAGATGCTATATGGGCAGTTTCAACTGCGGCTTTACAGGAAGTAGATAGACAATTACAGACCGAAAAGGCGAAAGTTTCGACGTTAGAAACGCAAGTCGCTAATCTATTAACGCGTGTTACAGCGCTCGAAAACAACTAATTTTTTTTACCATTCTGGAAAATGTCAGAATGGTAGAAAGTTTTGTTTACTTACTTTCGTGATGGGAGCGTGTCCATGATTGCTAAGGCAATTACGCCCGCAATGAAAAACATAACGACGAAATTGCACTCCGTATCGTCTTCACCGAGGAAAGACCTAGAACGTCTAGGTCTCGCCGCCGCCTGTGGTTCGACTGGGGTCGGGGGTGCAACTTCTCGCCGCCGAGAAGGTATCTCAATAGGGTCTTCATCTAAAGGACAATACCCTATCATTTATAGTATGTTTACAAATTAATTTCAACAGTCTTTTTCTTTTTACCACCCCCTCTTTTTGATTTGGTCTGAGTAACTTTGACTTCTCTCACTTCTTCATCACCACCTTCTCGAACCGTATCAAAATTTGGTGGTTCGGCAATATCCGAAATATCGTCTTCGATATCAATTTCCGTATCTTCTGGTTTATTAATACTTGTTGTGTTCATTGGTGGTTGAGGAGGCATCATGATATTACCCATAAGACTCGAGATATCAAACCCTGGACCCTGCATTTCACGTCTCCCATTTTCATCTACGGATGGTTCACTCGCACCTTGTTGAGATTTAGGAACTGTGTTTTGTACCGCAGACATCATGTTCTGGACCAACCCGGGGTTTTGTTTAATCACGTCATTCATATTAGGCATGACTGATTTAAACATACTATTGGTTAAATGAAACATCATAGCCGATCCACCGAGCATCATAATAAGCTTTACCTCTGGGGCAACGTGCATTTTAGTTCTATATTTAACGTACAATTCTTCAAAAACTTCATCGTAATCGTCTACATTTTCCATAACATTTTCCGACCAACCTTCGAGTTGAATTTCAAATGGGTTATACTTTTTGTTTAAAAATTCAAGACCGGTTGTACATGCAACAAGCATACGCCTCGAAAATTTTATGGATTTATCAACATCTATGCTATACGTAATTCTCTTTACTTCGTTTCTAAGTTCGTCAATTGGCGAATATACATTTAATCTTTTATTTACTGTAAACCCTTTCTTTTCAAGTCTCCCAAGTTTATTTACAAGATCGGCTTTTTCTTCATCGATTGTTTTGTAGCCTGGTGACGGTTTTTCCTCTTCCATATAAGGCATACCACCACCACCGCCTGCATATTCATACCCCTGATCTTCTTCTTCGTATTCACCGTAATCAACTGGATCTTCTTGTGGAGGAATGGAAGGTGGATTTTGTTTGTTTGGATTAGCAAACGAATCAATATCTTCCTGAAAAGTTTGTGTTTGTGGTGGTGTAAATTGCGTCTTCATGGGTTTCGGCATTTGTTTTTTTACAGGCTGAGGTCTTGGGATTTCGATTTCAATCTCGTTCATGAGAGCTTGTTCGTTGTCGTCAAGTTTCATGACGTTTGTATTATTTCTATTAAGTATGATCTCACCGTCCATTTAATCTTTATATTGAAAGTATTATAAATTCTTTAACGCACTTTAAAAAAAATGTGTGTTGATAACAAATGAAACTTAACGCCACCAACAAAAATACTCTCAAGGCAATTGCAATTGTCTTCTTAATGTTATGCGCCCTCGCCGCCATGCGAACAAGTAATTACCAGACCGTCGAAATCGAAACCCAAAATGAAGGTTCCCTTTTCGACCTTGAATCGAAGCCATCGTGCCTCGGAAACTCGTACTATTCCGATAGTCGAGGTGGAGTTTGTGGCGGACAACAACTTGTTCAGCAACAAGCGGCATACAAGATGAAGTAAAATCTCCAGTATATATAAATGGCGTTAGTGACTAGTCAGTCAAGTTTACCCGATTTTGAACACGAGTATCATACCATTATCGTTGATTCTGTTGACGATTCTCAAAAACAAAAATTTACTTCATTCTTCCCAAAACCCCTTGAAAATATAGTTCAGGTTCAATTAACAGCTGCTCATATTAACGGCACAGGTGGAGCTCATAAATTAATACATCTTAAAATCGATGAATTAAGAACTTTCTTTTCTCAAAGAGGAAAAACAGATCTTAATACAGCTGATGATAATTTAATAAACGGCGTTTTTGGTTCTCTCGTAACAGATGGAACATCTCGACTCCTTTTTAAAAACGAATACCCAGTTATTCAACAATATTTTAACCCAATAAAGAAACTCGATAGAATAACTGTTGAGTTATTGAAGGAAACAGGTGCAGCGGCGACTACAACCGAAACCTGTTTAATATTTAGATTCGTTTGCAAAAAAAGAAATTTAGCCTTCTAATATTTTCAGGGCGATATACACGTATAATTTTAACCTTTTCTTATTATAAATGTCTTCTGGTGTTGTTCAACTTATTGCCATAGGTGCTCAAGATGAGCACATTATGGGAAAACCAGAAATTTCATTCTTTAGCTCAACTTTCAAAAGGCATTCTAATTTTTCACAATCCATAGAAAAGCAAACGATACAGGGAGCTGTGAAAAATAACGCTATGTCATCGATCAAATTCCCAAGATCAGGTGACTTATTAGGATACACATACTTTACTATAGACGATAATACAAAATCGCTTGATATCCAACTCTGGGAAAATGTAATCGACAGGGTCGAATTGCTTATCGGTGGACAGGTTATCGATTCACAAGACGCCGCTTTTACGGAAAAAATAGCCATAGATACATTCGCAACGAATGTTTCTAAGAGTTCAAATGGTACACATCCAGGTATAAGTGCACGTTCGTACTTTTATCCTTTACGTTTCTTTTTTTGTGAAGGTCCACAATGTGCTATACCAATGGTTGCTTTGCGTTACCATGAAGTAGAATTGCGTATTCACTGGGGTTCACAAGCAGGTAATTATAACGTCGAGTGTTATTCAAACTACTATTATCTCGACAACGAAGAACGCGGAAATTTAGTTTCGAGAAATCATAATCTACTCATTACACAGGTTCAAAAAAGTATTCCTTCGCAGGAACTTACACAGGAACTTACATTTAACCACCCAGTTAAATACCTAGCGTGTTCAGATACAAGTACCGAAGGTGCTTTAACATCAGCGAGTAATAAAATAAAGATCGAGATAAATGGTCTCGATATAGGTAATTATAAATGGGGGAAACCACATTTTATGGAAATTCAAAACTATTACCACACACAATTCGTAACTTCACCGGATTTCTTTTTATACTGCTTTTGTCTTTCGACGAGCTCACTCCAACCGACAGGAACGCTCAATTTTAGTCGTTTAGACTCTGCAAAGATACATAGCCAAAGTATGATTATAAATGATCCAATATATGCCGTAAATTACAATATTCTTAGAATAGAAAATGGTATGGCGGGTTTAATATACGCCAATTAAAAATACCTACTTATATTAAATGGTTAAAAATATACCTACCATCGAGCGGTCTACCAAAATCCGGTTTGGTAAACACGCTAATGATAATCAGGCCGAAAACACGGTTGTTTTCAATGCGTCAGATGCACCAATATCTGCATCGACACCGGGTTCACTTTATATGACACCGATACGCGTAGCAGAATTAGCAGGTGCGAATTTTTTTGCGTACCACGCACAAACATCAGAACTTGTGGATTCAGGTGTAGCTACAGATTTGTTAGGTGGTATTACTTTACAAAATGCAACTACTGTAGGTAATGTTACAGCAAATGTAGTTGAATTTAACAATGCAACTACATCTTTCGTTGCGTCATCTAACGTAGGTATTTCAAATACACTCCCAACACACGCCTTGTCTGTAGCCGATAAGGTTTTTATTAAAGGTCCAGTAGGTGATATCGATGATCTACGAGTTGTAGGTAATACAAGAACTGATAGGTTATCAACTACGGGAAACTCTGTCGTTATAGATAAAGATAATACAAATAAAATTCAGGTTTCAGGTATTATACATACCGGGGATATACAAGCAACGTCTCACGTCGCTGTAGCAAATACAAATCCACAAAATTTATTTACATTAGGAGCTGATGGTCAAACCGTTATGAATGTACCAACCCAATCTGTTTTCGCTATAGAAACGACGGGGAATATAAATGCACAATATTATCGTGGTGATGGTGGTCTTCTTTCAAATGTAACTTTACAAACTGTCACGGATAAAAGTAATATTACATCAAATACACTCCACCTTACAAACCCAACAACGTCACTCAAGGCATATAGTAATATAGTTGTTGATGATTATATATTTGGTAACATAAGCGGTTCCAATTTAATTACAGCGAGTGCAATTACTGCTCAAGGTGACATTCAAGGTCAAACTATTACTGGATCAATGGGTGTATATGACCAAATAGTAACAAATCAAGATATATTAGCAGATAAACTTATTGGAACAACGGGTATATACGGTGAAATATTAGGATCTAATAACATAACAGCAAGTAAAGTTAGTGGAATACTATACGGCGAAATAGTAGGATCTAATAACATAGCATCGTCGGGTATATACGGTGAAATAGTAGGATCTAATAACATATCAGCTTCAATTATAACTGCGTCATCATTTTCCGGCGATGGTTCGTCTATAACAAATATAGATACGGGTAATATAAACATAGGTCTTCTCCCCGTATCACATGGTGGTACAAGTATTGGTACATACAACCAAGGTGATTTAGTATATGCAAACGGAGCATCATCACTCGCAAAGTTAAGTACATCTTCCGCGACCGCGGGTCAGTTTCTTAAATTAAACGCAGGTAAAACGGCACCCGAATGGTCCGATGTTCCACTTACGTTAGATGAAGTTCTTGCATCGCAAACAGGTGTGTCTAACGTTTCTGATGAAGTCATAACATTAAATAAATCTTCGGGTGTAGTTCTAGAAGTAACGAATGGACAAGTTGCATTAAACGGTTCGGGGGTTGTATTAGATGCACCAATCGGTGAAATAACGGCATCTACTTTTACAGGAGCTTTTAGTGGAAACGGTTCAGGTATAAGTGAGTTAAATTTAGGTCAAGGTACTAACACCGGTCAAGTTCCTATTGCTCGAGGTGGTACGGGCGCTAGTTCGTTATCTGGTTCGAGTATACCATACGTGAACAGTTCTGGTATTTTTGAGGAAAGTAAAATTGAGTATAACCCATCTACACACATTACATCTATTAGTTCGAACGTGGTAGTTTCTGGAAACTTACATGTTGATGGTAATCTTACGGCGCAGCATACAACTGATCATTTCATTGTCGATAAAATATTTGCAGTCGCACACAATAATACCGTAGATGCACAAGATATGGGGCAGCATATGACAAGACCAACCGCAAATATATTTGCAGGTTTTTTGGGTCAGAGCATAGGTAAGGAATACACAATCGCTTTTACAGAAAGTCCATCCGATGGACACACCGTTGTACCTACAAACACAACAGCGGATGGATATATCACGGCAAATGTGTGGGGTAACGTCTTATCCGGTAACGTCACGACGACAGGTAAAATGACCGCGGGTACTTTACATGGTGATGGTTCTGCTATAACTCACTTAGATTTAAGCGACTCTACTCATACCGGTCTAACTGACCTTATAACTTTAGGTGCGCACACGACAGGTAATTACGTACAATCTATATCCGGTGGAGATGGTATTACAGCCAGTGCAGGTTCCGAAGGTGGGATACCCACGGTGGCCATCGATACAAAAGTAAATGGGGGTTTGGTTATTGAGTCCGGTAAACTCGCGGTAGATTTACAGGCCTCGTCGATTACAGGGAAATTGAATACTGGAGATGGTGGTACCGGTTTAACTTCTGTAGCACAAAACGAATTGTTATTAGGACCAGCGTCTGGAACTGCGTTAACTAAACTCACACCTTATGCACCAGCTGCTACTAATGTCGAATACCCAACGTCTGCACTATCATCATCGGCTAATTCAGGTGAAACTATTGCAGGGGTGACATACACAACGACTGCAAGTAGTAATTCTTATGGTGAAATATGGAGAGCGTTTGATAAAACTACGCCGGGGCATAGTACTTTTTGGCATTCTAATGAAAATGTTTACGATAGTACTTCGGGTGCCTATACGGGAAGCAATAGTTTAGGTGGTGTATCCGGTGAATGGATAAAACTTCAACTTTCGACTGCGATTGCACCAACATCAGTTAACATTACGGGGAGACAAAGCTATGATAATCAAGCACCAGATTCGTGGGAAATATTGGGAAGTACTAATAATACCAGTTGGACAAGTCTATTGTCATCTACTGTACACGCTACTTATAATGGTGGTAGTGGACATACAGTTTCTATATCGGGGGCGAGTGCTTATACATATTTAGCCTTAGTTGTAAAGGAAAAGGGTGGTACTGGTCAAACTGCAGTAGTTATTAGTGAAGTGAGGTTTTTCGCTAGTGTCGCAAATTTAAATAAAAAGTTCCTTCGAAGTTCCACGGCTGGAATAGATTGGGACGACGTTTCTTCCACTTTACAGGCTATTACAGATGGAGGTGCAACGACAACACAAACAGTCGCGTTTAATAACACAACCACGGGTTTAACATCCGCAGGTGATATTGACATTGCAGCTACGAAACAAATCGATTACGCCGGTGATGTTTTACTTAAATCGTCGGCGGGTGTAGTAGCGTCTTTGAAAGTAACGAACGCGGTAAAACTTGACCCGGCTTATGCATCACCTTCGAATAATGTTTTATCGTTCAACACAACAACAGGTGAAATCTATGATTCAGGGGGACAAGGTGGTTCGACACTCGATAATGTTCATGAATATAAGGCAAATATTTCTATAGGACCATCAGTCGCAGCTGCAAACCTTACTATAAACGTATTTGAATCGAATGTACTCACGGTTTCAGGGAACGTAGTAGCGGATAACATTACCATAGGAGGGTTAAATATTGCTGCTTCACCATTTGGTTTAGATGATACTGCGAGTTCTGCGGTTGATTCAAATGTAACTTCAAACGTTATTCAGTTTACAGGTCCACATTCAAGTTATAACTCGGATAACGCGTTTGTTACGACAAATAGTATTAAAATTGGTTCAAATGTAAATGTTACAGGGAATATATTTGTCGGTGAAGATCTTGTATCAAAAAATATTCAACTTACAAATCCAGGTATAACTGCAACAATGTCATCGACAGATACAATAACTATAGATGCTAAAAATAAAAGTTACGGTACAGCACCACTTGTTCAACTCGCAGGCGATTTAAATAGTCTCGTCTATTCAGATCTTATAGACGGTGCTCAGATAGTCGTACCTATATTTGCATCAGGTGCAGATAGAAAAATATCAAAAAATCTTACAAATGTAAACTGGTACGTTCAGACCAGCGACCTTACTATTAAACAAAGTGAACATGGACTCATGACATTGTCAAATGTTGCAGGTAATGTATATATGAATTCAATATCTTTTACACAAAATTAGTAAATTAAATAAATCAGAACACACTTTTATATTATATATGGGCTTAAAAATAAAAAACCTTGGTATAATATAAAATATGTCTGGAGGTATTGCCCAACTCGTTGCAATCGGTGCCCAAGATGCGCATCTCGTAGGTCAACCTGAAGTTTCTTTTTTCAGGTCCAACTACAAACGTCACACAAACTTCGCCCAAACTGTCGAAAGACAAACTATCCAGGGCAACCCAGCTCGAGCTGGTATGTCAACTATTCGATTCGAAAGAAAAGGTGATATGCTCGGTTACGTCTATATCGCTAATAGAGCGGGTAATGTCACGGCTTGGAATGAAAATGTTGCCAAGGTTGAACTTTTGATTGGTGGTCAAGTCATCGACGAACAAGATTACGCATTCTCCACCTCTCTTGCACCAACAGTTATGAACCAAACGTACTCTAAAGCTAAGTATGGTTCGGAAAAATTCTACCCACTCAGGTTTTCGTTTTGTGAAAATGTCCAATCTGCTATCCCATTGGTCGCGCTTCAATACCACGATGTTGAATTGAGAGTTACGTGGGCTGATCATGCCAGTATTGTCGGAGACCTCGAAGTGTATGCTCAATTTCTTCACCTCGATACAGATGAACGCACGGCACTTTCCAACGCGCCACAAAACATGCTTATCACACAAACGCAAAAGGCGATCGCCTCACTCAACAAAGTCCAAGAACTCAGCTTCAATCACCCAATGAAGTATTTGGTCGCTGTGAACGGTCAATCTGCATCCGATAAAGTCAAGCTCCAAATTAATGGTACGGATGTTTCGGACGCGAAACCAGTCATTCCCCACCACACCTCGGTACCAGTGTATTACCATACACAGGCTGCAGATGTTGTTGAGAACATCTTATTGGTTCCATTCTGTCTCGACACTGCTAAACTCCAACCAACGGGTTCGCTCAACTTCAGTAGACTCGATTCCGCGAGACTCGTTTCCGATAACTCGACGTTCGATAATACTATCTACGCCGTGAACTACAACATCCTCCGTATCGAAAATGGTATGGGTGGTTTGATGTACTCGAACTAATTCAATTTTTATAGCCACTTAATATAAATGTTCTGGCAACTAGTTTTTATCGCAGCTTTTATATTTATAATTACTTACGATCCCAAGTCCGGAACTTTGAATCATCTCGTCGACTCTAAAAAACAAGAACCCACTCAGAATTCTGAGTGTAAGGAGGGACATTACCAGGAGATTCAATTTGCTCAAATGGGGTATGATTGCCCAAAAGAAAACGGTGTTCAGATGGGTGCGATTATACATACTTAAAAAATTCACTCTACATTTTAATATTATATAATGTTTACCTTTGATCGAGAAATCGTCACAATAATAGCTGTAATCGTATGTATTGTAGCCACCGCGTATATGTACAAGGAACTCAAGAAAACAAATGAAGAAATGGAAGATGTAAAAGGATTTAATGGAAAGCTTGTTTCGTTTTTATCCAGGCCCAAACCATCTGCTTTTACAGAACCAGAGTCAGAAAAAGGTAAAGCTTTACAAACCCAAGTCGAAAAAAAGAACCTTGAAAATCAAGATTCCGAGGAAGATTCGTCAGAATAATCATCTCCTATAATTATAACTTGCTAATGAGCAATGAAGAAATACAAGGCTATAGCTGTACCTGTAACGTTTACGGGTGATAAACCAAAGTTTCTCACTGTCCGAGACCGACGATTCAAAGATTGGATTTTCGTTACCGGAGGGTGTAGGCGAAGAGAAATAGTAAATCCAATACGATGTGCTTTGAGAGAACTAGAAGAGGAAACAAGAGGAGTCATTTCTCTCAAAAAAGGTCAGTATTCAGATTTCAAATTCGTAGTTAAAGAAAGTCCAGGCGTTGATTTAGAATACAACGTCTTTATATTTTTCGTAGATTATACACCACAACAACAAACCGAACTTGTCCGAAAATTCAACGATGAGAAGCAAAAAACAAATCTTAAAAAAATACAAAAACAACCATATAAACGAACTTACGATGAAAATGATTTTATGAATTTTGAAACATTAACAGAATTCAATACAAAAAAACAATGGGATAGAATAGTTAAAAACGTTCTCAATAATCCAGAGTTTTATGCATGCATAACTTCACTCAATAGAAAAACCTTCTCTATTAAATAATGAAGTCCAAAGCTTACATACTCTCACAAATTTCGCATCTTCTCGTTGAAAGACATGGTTATACACAGGAAAAGGCAGATAGGTACGCAGAATTACACAAAGAAGATAAAGTTTATGAACTTCTTGTTTTAAAAAAGAATTTATCAGAACAGGAAGAGTATCCAGAAATATCGTATAGAAAATCAATTTGGAGACATCACTACGATAGTGATTAATTAAATCAATATAAAAAAATAAAACTAACACTTGGTAAGTAAACCATGTTCAAAACATGGTGTAAAGAACAGGGTTTCTGGAACAATACCAATGTATCACATGTGCTCATGGATGGAGGTGTCCTCTCAGTGCCATTTGATAGATTGAATGATTTCTATATTAAATACACAGATTCCTATAATTCGGGGGAAAAAATATTTGTAGTCGAACAGAAAACTGAAAATTATAACTTTTTCGTGGATATTGACTACAAGGATGAAGATGAAATTGAATTTTCAGAACTCGAAAACTATTGTAAAATATTATGCGAAAGAGTTAAAAAATTGGGGGGTAAAGAAGCACTCATTTCCGTAGCTCAACCAAAAAAAGTAGGTCATCTAGTTAAGACAGGTATTCATATAAATTGGCCAGATTTCATAGTAAATCAGTCATCAGCTTTAGCAATACGAGAAATTCTAGTACGGATAATGAATGAGTATTACGGTTCAAGAAATTGGAATGATATAATCGATGAAGCCGTTTACGGAAGTTTAAAAAGAAAAGCTAAGGGAAGTGGATTTCGGATGCCATGGTCACATAAAAAAGGAAAACATGATGAGTGTTCCGGTAAAGGGTGTGTAGAATGTAACTATACCGGAAAAGTAACTCAAAGTGAATATAAACCAATATTTATATACAGATACGGACCGTTTCAATTACTCGAAACTATAGATGGTCAGGTCGCAGATGTTAAAATAATGAACATGGCTACTTTACGTACAGAGAGAGACGATCCCGTAATAATAGAAAATAAATATTCAAAGAAACCAGAAGGGTCTTTTACAACAGCACAAATAAAAAACGAATTCAAAGATCAGGAAGCTATTAGTCTTGTAGAAGAATTTGTAAGAAAAAATTTAGAAGGTCAACATTTATCGAGGATAACAAAAATATATGAAAATAAAAATCAGTTTCTCGTTTCAACGAATTCATTTTATTGTGAAAATAAAAAGTGTAACCATAATTCCAATCACGTATGGTTTCATATATTGGGAGATACTATAGCACAAAAATGCTTTTCGACTACCGATACAATGAGACATTTTGGGTTTTGTAAAGATTTCACAGGAAAAAGACACCAACTTTCTTCTAAAATTACGAATATATTATACAAGGATGGTAAAGTTGAAAAATATAAACCAAAAAACAGTGTTAAAAAGACAGAAACAGTTGATTTTGAACAAACTATTGAATTATTGAATATTTTCATAAACAAAAACGTTTTCAAAAACAAAAACCTTAAAATAAAAAATATAGAAACTAAAAATACAAAAAAACACTTTGTTTTTACATCGTACTCATGTGAAAAATGTATAAGTAATGTAAATTTTGAAATAGAAAATAAATTACTTACACAAAAATGTAAATGTAAATCACCACCTAAACATATATTAACCAATAAAATATTACAATCTTTATAAAAATGTTAGTTTTGATAATAATGAGTAAAATACTTAAAAGAAATGTGTTAATACTAATTAAAGCATGTCTATATCCCGAAAAACACGCTCAGGACGATTATCAAAAGTACCAGAAAGATTAGAATTATTCGAAGAAATAGAAGACGATTTCAAGGACGATGAATATGATACAGACGTTGATCTTCTTCAATCAGACGATGAAGATATATGTTCAGATGACGAAGAATCCGAATGTGATTCGGATGAAGATGAAAATGGTAATTTGAAAGGATTTGTTGTTGATGATGAAGACGATGACGATGATGAAGATGAAGAATCATCTGAAGATGAAGAATATTCAGATGATGAGTAATATCGAGCTTAAAAAAAAGAATTTAATTTATATAAATGGAAGCCGAAGTTGGAACACCTATTGAATATAACCCAGAAGAGTTTTTAAACAAGGATAACGACTTACATGAACAGGAACCAGAAAATAATGAACAATACTATGTTCAGCCACAGCAGCCAATGTATACACAACAGTTAATACAACCAGAAAAACAGGATATATTTTCCAATTTAGATAAAACAGGGTATGTTATTATATTTGTTGCATTTTTACTAGGGTTTTTCATGGGTAAGACTATGCAACCTGTTATTTTAAGACCCGGATAAATTTTTACCCCCTATCCAATATACAGACGATGGAGTTTGTTGACCCATAAATTCACCAATTTTACCATATGATGATTCAGTAAAATAAGATCTACTCGTAACTAGTGGATCATCAAATGTATTTTTCATAACTTCAGACGCAGTTACTTCGTCGTACGTCGCTTTAGAATCACTCGATGTTTTTTCTAATTTATTTTTTTGGTTATTATACAATCTCAAAAATAAAGTTAATACAAATATCAAAATAAGAATGGTGATTATATTCAATATAATACTCAACATACTTACATTTAAATAACAAAATTAATTTACGCCTGTTCATTTTCCTTATCATCGGACGTTACTTCCTCTTCGCCGTCATCCTCAGTTTCTGTGACCTGACCTTCAGTGGAATTTTCAACAGCGACTTTCGTAGCTTCTTCCTTTATTTCCATTTCTTCTTTCTCAATTTTTTCCTTGAGTTCAGCCTCACGCTTAATTCTCACCATTTCCATTTCTTTAGCAACAATTTCATCAGCTTCTTTAACTAAATCCTCCATATCAGCGTCTGGTTTTTCTTTTTGAAGGCGTTCCAAAACTTCACCGGGGTGGCTCACTGGAGTTTCATCAGGTTTGGTATAAAACTTGGAATTCTCGTCTCCACCTTTAAAGTACGTATCAGTTCCCGGAGCCTTAACAGACATCATATCCGTTTTACGTTGTGAAAACATGGCAGCGGCTTGAGCTTGATTCTCTTTGTAGCCCGTTATAAGTTCTTCGAGCTTTTCATCCGTATAATGTACATCTTCAATTTGAGCCGGGTCAGGTGGAATCAATAACCATTTATACATATCAACAACATAAATATCAAAAGTTGCGTCTTCTTTTTGAAGACGTTTAGCATGAGAAGCAGCTTCATCACGTGTATTAAAAGCACCCCTAATTTTAATTCCAAATTTATCATTCTTTTGTGGTGCTTCCGGTCCTACTACAGAAAGGCATGCATAAAGTTGACCTGGTACGGTTGTGTAATCTTGTTCAAGAGACATGTTTGTTTATATGAAATTATATATACTTAAAACTTTAAGTACATGAAATTTTAAAGAATGTATTGGAAAAAACAACCTGTTAAACATGACGTAATAAAAACAGAATATGGAGAAATAGATTCATCAGAAAACCTTAAACTTGAAAAAAACGTGTTACCAGACGGATATGAGTGGGATTCGTGTTATTTAGAAGAATTATGTATGTTTCTTAAAAAATATTATATACGAGATTCAAATTATGCGTTCGATTATCCACTCGAATTATTAAAATTGGCAACTGATGAAAAATTCATAATATCTATACGCGATACCGAAACTAAAATCATGCACGGTTGTATTACGGGTGTTCCTTCAACCGTAAATGTAAACGGAACGTCATTAAAAATGATTCAAATAAACTTTTTATGCGTAGATAACGATTCACGGTCTAAAGGATTTGGACCTTTACTCATAAACGAAATATCGCGTCGTGCTCGAGAATATAACATTAGACAAGCTGTATACACTATAGTTAAACGCGTATCTCCACCGCTAACAGAAGTACGCTATTGGCATAGACTTATAAACGTAAAAAAACTAAATTCTATAGGATTTTCAAAAGCACGCGAAATACCAAATTTAGTATTAGGATCATCGAGATTTAGGGAAATGACGAAAAAAGATATCCCACGCGTTACACAAATTTTGCAAAAATACCTTCTTAAATTTAAATTGTATATTGAAATTGATGAAAAATATGTCGAAAAATGGTTATTACCACGAAAAGATGTTATGTATTCCTATATAAGCGATACTACCGATCAGTTTCTTTCTTTTTATAGTATACCTTACGTACACATAGAATCTGGGAGTGTAGTAAAACAGGCATACACGTTTTATAACGTAGGAAACTGTTTGAAAGATGCGATAATAATGGCACGTAATAGAGGTTTCGACGTTTACAATTGTACAAATATAAGTGTAAGCGAAGAAGAACTCGTTTTGAATAGATTTATGAAAGGTACGGGTATAAATAATTATTATTTATATAATTGGAATGTTGATGAAAAAATAACACCAAGAGATATTGGATTTACATTAGTTTAAGGTTTCCATTTAAGAAACGATGGTAAAGCGGCTAAACCACCGAGTACTATAATAGTGTCTATGAAAAGGACTTTATTCTTAATTTCGGGACACCAATTCTTATACTTGATGATCTGTTCTGAATCTTGAGGTTTTATCCAATGGTAAAACATGGCGAGGTATGTTGGACCGAGGTTTCTTTCGCAAAGGAACCAGTGATCGTAGTAGGCGAGTGCCACATAGGGTACATATAAGAGCACTAGAAGGACCCACTTATTTCTATGCGGCAAAAACCAGTAACCACCTGATAATGCTAACGTAAACCATATACACTTCCAATTTGCGACGGGTTGAGTATTATCACACTTTTTATCTCCGATTTCCATTTCTAATTGTATTTCTAAAATGAACTGAGATAAAATTTTGGAGTGGTTTATTCATGTTTTTAATAATATCACGTTTAAGATTAGTTAACTTTAATAAATTTTCTAATAAATATTTAATTTCTTTTAAAGTATTAATAATCCTTTTTTCTATTTTTTTTTCATCACCGTTAATCTTATTTCTGTTTTTTTGAGGTATTTTATTCTTAAACATCTTAATCACTAAAATATGATCATACTGGTTTTGATATTCTTTTATCAATTTTTCAAGGTTTAACTTAATTTTTTCTATATTTTTAATTTCTTTCTCAATCTTATTAAGTAAATTTTGTTTTTCTTTATACAATTCCGCGTTTTTTCGCAGTATATTACTTACCATTTCTATAATATGTGATTATTTTTTGTTCTGAAAATATTCATTCGGTAAAGAATTTAACACACCCCCTTTCTTTCGTTTAGTGTTTTGTACAATAACGTTAGGAACATTCGTCTTATGATAATTCTTTTTTGGTCTGGTTTTAAATCGTAATGGTGATAATGATTTTGATTTTTCTACTTTTTTATTGGTCTCTTTCGTTTTACGCCAACCTAATGGACGAGGTAAATAATTGGGTTCGGGAATGGGTTTGGAATTATTTGTTTTATTTTTCTTTTCTTCCCTTAATTGTTTTAATCTCATTTTGGCATCTTTTAATTGCTTCATGGTCTTTTCACGTAATGTTTTCATTTCTTTCAATTTTTTTTCGTACTCTTTTCTAGCCCTATTATTCTCCATTTTCATCTTCTTTAACACCGTATCATTTAGACGAGGTAAATAATTGGGTTCGGGAATGGGTTTGGAATTATTTGTTTTATTTTTCTTTTTCGTATTTTTCAATTTTTTTTCGTTCTCCATTTTCATCTGCTTTAACGCGTTTGCTAAAGATATTGTTTTCAATTTTTTATTGGAAACTTGGTTAAAATTTTGTAACAAGTTTCGTTCGGTTCGCCAATCTGGACGAGGGGAATAATTGGAATTGGAATTAGATGACATTTATATAGTCTGAGATTTTTACCTTAGTAAACCATTTAAAAAGAAAAAATTAAGTTAAATAAATGGAGGAGATACGCAAGTACCATAACGAGTCTAAGCGTCTCCTCATCCAATCGGCTACCCGCGAAGGCGACAGTATTTTGGATGTAGGATGTGGATTCGGTGGTGATCTCCAAAAGTGGAAACATGCCGGTGCAAATATAAGCATG